CGGAACAATCCGTCGGCCGGCGTTCGCCTGGGTAGCTTTGCTAACCACTTCTGTGCTTAAGCACTTCTCGGAGGAACCATGTACGGATCGCAGACTGAGTCTGTCGGGTATCGGTTTTACAATACTCGGTTGACCCAGGGAGTCCCGCTCATTGTTGAGCAGGGCTCCTTCCGGCTGACCTACGTCGATGAGCGCTACGGCGACTCTAACCCCTATTGGAGGCAACAGATTCGTGATGGCGGAAACGCCAGTACGTCTTTTGTTGGTATCCGAAGGACTAGAGCACGTGTAGCAATCACCGGTTCGTTGAACAGCGAAGGACCGCCTGCGTTCCCGAAACGGTCATGGTTTAGTATGAGCGAAGACGATCGGGGGTCTTATCTCCCGACCGCACCTAGCTCATTCGATCCCTCCTCTGCAGATAAAAACGCCAGATTGGCCTTCATAAGTAAGTATCGCGAGGCTCGTACCGCCTTCCAAGGTGGTACGTTCGCTGGCGAACTTATGAAGACAGTCCGCATGATAGCGAGTCCGGCTAAGGCTCTTCGCGAAGGAATCGACGCGTATCACAGGGACGTCAAGAGACGTCTCCGGCGCGGCGATCCTCGCAAAAGAAAGAGAATAGTCCACGACACGTGGCTCGAATATGTCTTCGGGTGGCGACCTTTGTTGCGCGATATCGAAGGCGCGAGTCGGCTCGCCTGTGCTGATCCAATTCAGTACAGGTCGCCGATACGTGCTAACGGTAAGGTGCAATGGAAGGAAGACTTCCCGCCTGATCAATTCCAGGCTTCTGGTACAGGGTTCCCTTACTTCCGGATTCTCCGGTGTAATCAGAACCAGGTATCAGTTAGATATATGGGAGCCGCTGACGCGAGTAATTCACCTCCCGGCTTTCCGGAGCAGTTGGGCCTTTCCTGGTCCAACGTGCTTCCTACAGCGTGGGAACTTATTCCGTTCAGCTTTCTCGTCGATTACTTCACCAATGTTGGTGCCGTGATCGAAGGCGTGGGTACAGGCACCGTCGGCCTCGCCTGGGGTTGCAAAACGCAAAAGCAGGAGTCGAAGACAGTTATACAAGCTGTCATCGATTCCGCTGCGCATAATGCGATCATAGGCAAAGGTCGGTGGTCCGGCCACGTCTCGGGTTCTGGCGAGGTTGCCACTTATAGTATAGTCAATCGGACACCCGTCAACACGATTTCCGCCGGTTTCGGCGACTTCGTGTTTAAGGTGCCCGGCGCGACTAGCCTGAAGTGGCTTAATATTGCAGCGTTATTCACGCTGCGCAACTGAAAATTCACCGCCTCTTTCGAGGCAGGAGTCTTATGTGACGGTTTCCCTCACATCTCCCGTGACGGGTTCTACCCAGACCGGGTTCACCTCGCCCACTTACACAATAGTGGTCGATTCTCCGCCGAATGCATACTCTAAACAGTACGCGGTTACCGCCCTTGGCGGTACCCAAACGAATGTTGATGTGCATGGAGCGTCGAAGCCTTTCACGATCACGTTCAGCCGTCCACAGACCATCAGGTCTGCTCCGGTAGCGAACCCCGTGACTGGTGCGATGCCAAACTCGCCGCGGAATGTCTACTCGGTGATTGTACGCAAGGGTATGAACCCTGGCGTCAATCAGAATCCACAAACTGCCGTACTTCGTTGCGACCTTTCGGTCGTTGCGGGTGCGGACGTCGTGGAACCGGAAGACATCCGAGCTGCGTTGTCCCTTCTTATCGGGGGTATGACGCAGCAGTCGGCTGGCCTTGGAGACACGCTTGTCAATGGACTCCTCTAAAAGGAATCGGTTGATAAAGCTGCTGGCTACATTCGTTTCGAGTGTAGTCTGCGTTCTCCTTGGAATAAATGGTTTTTAACCTTTACCGCCTAATTGGCATGGGGTGAACTGTGGTCTCGATCACGGCTCTTTCTCAATACTTGTACGAGGACCTCTATGAACAACTTGCAATCCAATACGGTCTTTCCGACCAACCCGGACAGCACTTCGAATCTCCGAACTCATCAGGAGGACATTATCTTCCTTCTGACTCGGAGGCACAAGGGCCAGCCCGGGGAGGCAGTGATCAACGATCTTTGCAACCACCTTCGGCAGATGTCGACAGCGGAATTTCAGAAATTCCTCCTGTCGGCCCTCCTTTGGCAGTGGCTGGACTCGACGATCTCGCGGATCTAACCGCCGAATTGCACGAGTGGTCCATAGATGCTCCGCCAGTCGTTGTAGCAGCGAATCGCCTTATCAAGTCGTTACCGAAGAAATTTCGGGATCTGACATCTGAGAACGCGACGCGCACTGCATACGAGAAGTTCCTCGCCGTTAACGAACGGTGCAAGAACTGGCGGCTGAACCTGCTGTCTGAACCGGAGGAAGAGCTATTCGGTCTCCTTAAAAAAGAGATAGATGACTTTTTCCATCCGGCCGGCGAGCTTTTGATCACATCCGAACGCGAGATTTTTGATCGCGGAAGGTGTGGTCCAGGAGCAAGCCTCGGTGCGAACGGGGTCGACTTCTATACGAAGTTGTTCTCGTCCGACCTTACAGCAACGTCTCTCGAGGTGTATTATCAATACGCCGCATGGTGCGCAGAAGATCCCAAGTGGCGTGACGCCGAATTTCAACGGCTTACCACGTTTGGGCTTCCCAGCATCTTGCACGAGTCCTCTGTTACTTTCGTTCCAAAGAATCGTGACACGATGCGAACCATCTGCACTGAACCTAACTTGAACATGTTTGCTCAGTTAGGTGTAGGTGCGATCCTGGAGGATAGACTTCGTGCCCTTTTCGGGGTCGATTTTTCTTACCAACAGGATCGGAACGCAGAACTCGCTAGGTTAGGAAGTATTGACGGGTCGATCGCTACGATCGATCTCGAAAGTGCTTCCGACTCCTTATCACTTAAGATGCTAGAAGCGATACTACCAGAGTGGGTGTTTGACACCTTACTGCAGTACCGCTGCCTGGCAACGAACGTGGAAGGAGAGCGAATTCGACTCAACATGATATCTACTATGGGGAACGGTTTTACGTTCCCCTTGCAGACTATCGTGTTCTCGTGTTGCGTTCGAGCTGTTTCCAAGCAGTCCGGCGTCCCATTGGGACGCGCGGATGCCGCCACTCCAACCTGGGGCGTCTTCGGGGATGACATAGCGTTACCAACCTCTCTGGTTGGGCCGCTGTGCCGTCTCCTGGACGTCTTGGGCTTCGTGGTGAACAGCGAGAAGTCATATGTCGACAGACATGTGCCCTTCCGTGAATCATGCGGGCGTGACTACTATCGTGGTCACAATGTGCGTGGGGTCTATGTAAAGACTCTGCTAACTCCGCAATCACGCTATTTAGTCATCAACCTCCTAAATGAATGGTCTGCGCGATGGGGGTTACCCCTCCGTCGTACTATCGGCTATCTAAGGGACTCAGTGCGGGTTATGGCAATTCCCGCTTGGGTCGGATTAGACGCCGGTATTCGCGTTCCGCTCGAGGCGCTTAGGACCGGGTACGTTTCGGTTTATCGTAGCGTCCGGTGGAGATATTCGTATCTCTTCCGGCATTACGAGGCCGTTGTACCTAGCCTTCGTGTCCTCGACGACGTGATTGCCATTCCACGGAACCTTAACCGGGTTCCGCGCCGGAACTACAACCCTTCGGGGTTGTTGGTCGCGGCGATTGGTGGCTATCTTAGAGGTGGGAGGATCCCTTTAGCCCTTAAACAAGGCGAGAATCCAAACTACCGAACGAGGACGGGTGTCACCCCTTTCTGGGGTCCAACCGTCGAGCAGGTCCGAGCGCAAGGATCTGTTTTTTGGGAGCGGTGGAAAACCGCTGTCTTAGATAACCTTGGTTACTAAGATCCCGAGGTAAAAACCTCC